GCATCACGCCGCCTCGCTCTCAAGCTTGGCAAGGCGGGCCGCCGACATCTCGTCGCGCGGGTGTTCTTCGACATGTCGCCGATGGGCGTCGGTCGCCTCGCGCTTGCGGCGCGGATGCGTTGTCTTGCCGGACTTCGCAGCCTGGCGGCCGTTCGGGTGGATGGAGCGGCTGGTCTGCGGTCTGGAGGGCTGGGCCATGTGTGGGGTCTCCTCGGTTGGCACGACAGGAGACTGCGATAATCACAGAGATAAGTCAACAGAAAATTCTGTGATGGAGCGTATCGTCTGTGATATTGTCGCTTCTTGCGGCTATCGATCGTCGCGGAACAGGAGACAAAGATGCGAATCAAAACGCTTGCGGTGCCGGGGTGCCGCGATAGAGTCGGGGAATGGATGGGGGTATCGCCGCAATCATTGCTGGCGCTTCGATCGCGGCACTCGCGTTGGGCGGACAAATGATCGCCCCCGAATGGCTTGCTGCTCCTTTTTTAGCCACAGGAACGCTCGGCCTAGGTGCCGCGATCATTGTGGCTTATTCAACAAGGCGCAGATGCAGCGCTACTTCCCGGACAGGCGCTTCTAGCGCCCGCTCTAAAAATCAATCATTGATCGGCGGACACGTCCAATGATCGTAATGGCTCCCTCTGGGGTGACGTCGGGCTGCGGTAGATACGACACCGATTCCCACCCGTCCGGACGATATCGCTTATATGTCGCTTCACCTTGCTCGTCGGTGAAGACATAGCAAGCGTTGGGCACGAGCGCCCTCTGTCGCAAGTTCACGAATATGATCGAATCGGGTGGAGATATCTTGTTCATCGACGAGCCGTCGACTCGTAGAGCTATCCACTGTCCTCCGGGGTCGAGGTCCGGGGCATAGATCCGCTTTACGTCGTCGAATTCACTCCAATCGATAACTTCTGTGAGGTTGCCGGCCGCCACCCATGATATGAGCGGCACCCAAAGCCCCGGCTCATCACTTTTCATGGTCGGATTGCTGGCGACGACGGGCGGCTGAGGCAGCCGCTTCGCTATGTCTGGAGAGTCTTCCAACACATACGGCTCTCCTTGGCCGAAAGTCAGCCACTCAAGCTGAACATCCAGCAGTTTAGCCATGCCGGGGGCTTCGTGTGGCTGGATCTTCCGATCGCCCGCCATAGTGCGAGACATAGCTCCGCTGTCCATTCCCAGCGGACGCCAGATGTCCACGGGGCGCAAATTCTTACGTGCCATCGCCCATCGTAGGCGGCCAGCCTGCGTGGTCAGATCATGAATTCCGTCAGCCATATTGCCCTTATCGCACAACGTGATGCGATAATCATCTGCGATTATGGCAGATACAGCTTGACAGAAACTGTGATTCTCACCTATCAAGTGGTTATCCGAAACCAACCTGAGGCCATCACCGATGCCCGCACACCCGACTGCCGACAGAAGACTACGCCGTTTTCGCCTGCCCCAACCGCCCTAACCACAAGGGACGCTGGCCGCTGAAACGCGGCCGGCGCTGTTGGTGTTTCTGGAAAAATATTTCCACCCATCCCTAAACTTTCGCCGTGCCTTACCCCTACGTATAGATCACGCGCCACAGTGCGCCGCTGCATCTGCAGCCGAGACGCCGCTCTTTGAGAGCAACGCAACCCCAGCGAATGGGGACTTTATGACTGCACCGAAGTACAACATCGGCGACGAGGTCGTCGCCATGGTCCGCGGTCGTGTCACCGCTGTCACCGAGTATGCCAACAGCTGCTACTCGTATCGGATCACCGGCACCGAGCCGGCTGGCGATCGCTACAACAAGTTCATCGACGAGCAGTTCGTGCTGCCTTGCGGCGCCGCTGTAGCGCCAACAGCCGCCAACGACGACATCCCGCTGCCGGCTTCGCTGACGCGCGCCGCCTGACCTTCCAACCGCAGGACATTCAAATGAGCGGATTCAGATTCGCGCATGGCGAAGCCGTGCGCATCGCCAAGACCGGCGACCTTGCCACGGTCATCTCCCGGACGGCCACGCCGTACGAGAATTTCTACGAGGTCCGGCGCGCTGGTGACGGCGTGCAGATCGACGTGAGCGAGAACGCACTGCGCTCGAGCAGCGCCTACTCCAACGTCATCCCGTTCCCGTCCGCCCACAACGGGGCGGTGCAGTGATGCTTGAGGTCGTGATGATTTCGTTCGGCCTGCTTGGCGTGTGGTTGCTCGCCACGGGCGGCGACGATCCCGAACAGATGGCGTAAGGGAGTAGAGCAGCATGGCGCTTGATTGGAATGATGGACTGCCGGCCGACGTTGTCGAAACCGACCCCGCATTCGTCATCCTCTACGGCGGGCCGAAAACCGGCAAGACAACGCTGGGCAGCGAGTTTCCCAGTCCGCTCTATGTCCGTACCGGTAAGGGCGAACGCCCGCCTGCGGGCGTTGTTATGAAGTCTTTCGGTGTGTCCGAGACTTATGAGGACATCGTCGAGCAAATAGACTGGATGCTTGAGGCGGAACATGACCGCAAGACTTTCCTGTTGGATGCTGCGGACGGGTTGGAGCTTTTGATCCGCTCCTACGTCTGCAAGGAAAACAAGTGGGCGAGCATCGAAGATCCTGGATATGGGAAGGGCTACACCGCAGAGCAGGAGATTTGGGCTGATTTCATCGGAAAGCTGCTGAAACTCAAGGAGGCAGGCTTCTACGTTGTCATCATCTCACACGTAAAGGTTAAGACAGAGCCTGGCGTCACCACCGACAGCTATCCCAGGTATCGTCTCAATCTTCGTGATGACGCGATGACTATACTGACCAGCAACGCGGATTTGGTCGGATACGTACACCAACGTGTTTCCATTAAGAAGGAAGATGCCGGATTCAAAAAGACCAACACACGTGGTGAAGGCGGCGGAGAGGTTGTTATCGCCGTCCAAGAGCGCCCCGGATATATCGCCGGGAACCGCTACAACATTCAGAAGCCGACCCTGCCTTACAAGCGCGGCGAGGGGTTCAAGGCGCTTAAGCAGTGCTTCGATGATGCATTGGCTGCTATTTCTGGCGATGGAGCCGATGAGTAGAGAATTGAAGACGTGTAGTAGGTGCGGCCAAACTAAGCCAATTGACGAGTTCAATCGCCACAAGGGCCGTAAGGACGGCAGGTCTGAATGCTGTAAGGTATGCAAGAGGATATTGGACGCGGAGTATCGAAAAAGAAATCCGGACAAAAACAAGATCGACTACGCGCGCCGAATATCTGAAAACCCGTCCTATTGGGCAGAATATTACGCCGAGAATAGAGAGCGAGAACTCGCTAGGGTTAAAAAGTGGTCCTTGGAAAACAAGGATACCGTTCGAAAATACAACGCAGAATGGTATGCCAAATGCGGCAAGGACTATCACGCCAGATGGCGCGGTGACAATCCCGAGAAAATGAGGGAAAAATCATCGAAAGCATATCAAAAACGATCCAAGTCAACCAAGTTTAGACTTGAGAACTCGGTAAAGGCTGGAATCCACAGAACGATATCATCAAAGTCGAAACGTGGTAGGCGCTCGTTCCATTTGCTCGGGTACACCGCAGAAGAGTTAATGCGTCACCTAGAGACACGATTCAAAGATGGTATGTCATGGGAAAATTATGGCGATTGGCACATTGACCACATCATACCATTGTCCGCGTTTAACTACGAAACACCGGATGATTTTGACTTTCGAAGGGCATGGTCATTGTCGAATCTGCAGCCGCTATGGGCTGAAGACAATTTGAGCAAACGAGCAAAACTCGCTGCTCCGTTTCAACCGTCGCTGGCGCTTGCCGCGAATGACAACGCGCCTGCAACGAGCCGCAAGGCGGCGTGAGGAGGGGATGATGAGCAAGTTTAAGGTTGGGGACCTGGTGCGCCGGATTAACCACGACCATCGCACATTCAAGAAGGGCGATGAAGGGGTGATTACCTACGTAGATCCAGAGAATGGCGGATTGTCCTTCAACGGTGGCGACTACACCTATAGCGCCTATAATTTCGTCCTCGCCTACAGCGTCCACCCCAACGACACCGTCCGCCTGAAGTCAGGCGAGCCGTTCACCACCGGCAGATATACCGCCGATGTCGATTCGGTGCGAGACGACATCGTGCTGCTGAAGCACGGCTCGTGGCTGCCGGTCGATGCGGTGGAGAAGGTGGACGGCTGGCTGCCGGGTGGCGCGGGCTGGATCGAGTACCGCGGCGGAGGGAATCCGGCGCCTGGCGCTACGGTCCAGTGGCTTCTGGATCACGAGCGCCGCGACCGAGAATTCACTGCCATTACTTCCCTGTCAAACGATCTTTCATGGGGCGCAGATTTCGTCGCCTATCGCGTCGTCGAGCCAGCTCCGGCCCCGGCTGCGGAGCCCGCAGCGGAGACCGATTTCGATCCCGCGGCCCAGCCCAAGGCCTCGACGCTCAGCATCGACGGCGTCAGCGTCGAGGGTACCCCGCAGGTCATCGCCGATCTCGCAACATCTGCCATCGGCGCCAACGGCGACTTCGTCACGGTCTCGATCTCCGGCCACCCCGTCGCGGTCGCTGATTTCCTCGCTGTTCTTCGCTGAACAGGGTGTCAGTTTTGGGTGCCGGGAATCTTCTGCGCTCTCGCTCGGAAGCCATTGAGGCCGGCCTCAAGAAGTACTTCACCGGCAAGCCATGCAAGCACGGTCATATGTCTCCACGAATGGTAAGCAACCGGCGCTGCTGCGAGTGTCTTAAGATCTCTTATGCAGAGTGGGGCGGCAAAAACTCCGACCACCTCATTGAATACAGACGGCGCTCATACTTGGAAAACAGGGAAACAATTCGCTCAAAATGGAGCGAGTGGAGCACCAAAAATCGCGAAAGCCTTCTTGCCAGCAAGAGAAGCAGATATGCGGACAACAGAGAAGCCGCCCTTGATTACGCCAGAAGGTATAGAGCCGAGAATAAGGACAGGGTCCGAGCATCAACAGAGCGCTGGAAGGAAAATAACCCTGATCACGTAAGGGCTCTATGGCGCAAATGGTATGAAGAAAATGGAAAGAACAGGGATCGAGAAAGGAGGTCGACTCCGCGCGGAAGACTAGAAGCGGCTATGTCTCGCGCCGTTCACTTTGCCCTAAAGGGCGGCAAGGGCTTCCGCAAGTGGGAAGAGTTGGTCGGATATAATGCGGATACATTGGCGGCTCATCTGGAGAGCAAGTTCGCTCCAGGTATGACGTTGGACAATTACGGGCGCGACGGTTGGCACGTGGATCACATAGTCCCAAGATCTGCATTCAAGTATCAGTCAAGCGAAGACGACGAATTCAAACAGTGTTGGGCGCTTTCGAATCTGCAACCTCTGTGGTGGCGCGACAACATTAGTAAGGGTGCCAAGTTGGATCATCCTCTTGGCTTAGCGCGGGCCGGGCTCGCATCATCAGAAGTAGAAGGAACCTAGCATGGCCTCTCTTGGCGCTACCTTCAAGGCCACTGACTTTGACACCGAGCAGCGCGATTACAGCGAACTACCCAACGGAATATACCGTCTGGAGATTGAGTCTAGCGACGTTACCCCCACGAAGGATGGTCGGGGCACGGTGCTAAAGACCACCAACCGCGTCGTCGAACCGGTTCAGTACGAGGGGCGGAAGCTCTTCGTGAATTTCAACCTCGAAAACCCCAGCGTCGCCGCCCAAGAGGCCGGACAGCGCCAGTTTGCCTCTCTCTGCCGCGCGCTCGGCGTCGACCAGGTGGAAGATTCGGAATCTCTCCACTTCATCGCCTACACCGCCAAGGTGCGTCTCGGAAAGCCGTCCAAGGAAGTGAATTCCGACGGCACGCCCAAGTATCCAGCGCGAGCCGAAATCGGCAGGTACTACTTCCCCGACGCCGACGACATCCCGGCGCCCGGCATTGACGACTCGCAGCCGGCTCAGGCGCCCAAGCCCGCGGCCAATGACAACCGACCCGCGGCTCAGTCTGCTGCGGCCAAACCTGCCGGCAGCCGACCCTGGGGCAACAAGCGCGCGGCGTGACGCCAGCGGGGTAAGGGGCGGCCAAGCGCCGCCCCGCACACGCGGAGGATGATGACGTGATTATCAATTGCAGTGCCGAGATTGCGAAGCTCCTGACATCGAACCCCATCGGACGAGGCTCGGTGTTCGTGCTGCAGACACCGGACAGGCGTCTAGCATGGCCGCGCGTGCCGGACAGTGCCCAGAGCGAGGGCGGGGATAGGAGGGAAGCAGCGTGAACCAGCACATAAAGAGCATAGCGGACAGGTACGTGGCCCGTGATGGTGGTGCGCCCACCATCACGCAGCACGCTGCCAGCGAGAGCTTGGTGCACGTTGCCAACGACAACGGCGCACCTCCGCTCGAAAGCCCATACGACACCATCAGCCGAGAAATCGAAGACCTCTTCGGCGAGGCCAAGAATTGGGCCGACGGTGAGCCGATCGCCGACCAGAAACAGGCCGACGCCGTGACGGCCCTGCTGGATATGGTCAGCGACGCCATGAAGCGCGCCGACGAGGCGCGCAAGGAAGAGAACAGACCCTTTGATGAGGGTAAGGCTGCGGTACAAGAAAAATACAATCGCCTCATCGGCAAGACCACGAAGCTTACCGGCCGCGCCGTACTCGCCAAAGAGGCGCTGCTGGGTCTGCTGACGCCGTGGCGGCAGAAGCTGGAAGACGAGCGCCACGCCGAAGCCGCGCGGCTGGCAAAGGAGGCGGCAGACGCAGCCGCGGCCGCTCAGGCCGCAATGCAGGCCAGCCGCGGCAATCTCGAAGAGCGCGAGAAGGCCGAGGAACTGTACCAAGCCGCGCAGGACATCGAGCGCGTGGCGAAGCGTGCCGACAAGGCCGCCACGACCAAGACTGGCCTGCGCAGTGTGTGGAGCGCCGAGATGGTGAATCAGGAGGCGGCCATGGACTGGGCCTTTGAGCGGGCTCCAGAGCGGTTCCGGGAACTAACGCAGCAGCTTGCCGATGAGGCGGTGCGTGGCGGGTTGCGGAAGGTGCCGGGTTTCAATGTCGTAGAGGAGCGCGTTGCGAGATGATGCACGGAATGACACGTCGGTGCCCGATCTGCGGCGCGCCATACAAGGTGGCGATGTACACCGTCGCCGATCAGAGCGCTTGCCCCGAATGCGTTGGTGAGGCCGAGCTGCGCATCATGACACCCACGGGTGGCGAGCGCGAACGGGCTGCCGAACGTCGCGCCAGGCACTTCAATGGTGGCTGGCGATGAACACCACCGACATCCAGACGCTCATCAACGCCTTGCCGGCGCGCATGAGCGACAAGGGGCTGCGTCAAGCAGACGCGTCGTTCCGCATCGACGCCAATCGACAGCCATGTGTTCTGCTCATTTGGCACAGACCCAAGGGAATCTCGGACAATCACTACGAATTCCTGCGTGCCGACACGCCGCAGGACGCGCTCGACGCCGCGGTGAAGTTCATCACCGCGCTTCCGAGCGCCGAAGAGACCAAGCGCAACACGTTCATTGAGGCGCTGGCGAAGGTCGTGGATCTCGGCAACGAGCTCGGACAGGACGTCGGCGTGCTGGCGTCCGAGATGAAGCGGCTGGCCGAGAACGCAATCACGGATGAGCGCAAGCAGAGGAGGGCGGCCTAATGGGACCGATGCCCGACCTCACCCCACTTCTATACTTCGGCCTGTTCGGCATCGCCTGCGCCGCACTCATTGCCTTTGGCGCCGGCGGATGGCTCGCCTATCACCTTTACATGGCCTTGGCTTTGTACATCGGCGCCTGACGCCGTCTCCAGTCCCAGGACACTCAAATGCACATCACAGTTCAGCGCGCCGATCTGGCGCGAGCCCTTGCGGCTGTCTCGCGTGTCGTAGAGCGGCGCAACACTATCCCGATTCTGGCCTGCGCGCACCTGTTAGCCGAGGGCGACACGCTCACGGTACGAGCCACCGACCTGGACATGGAAATGTCAGTCAAGGTGCCGGCCGAGGTCGCGCAGCCCGACTGCACCGCGGTTGACGCGATCCGCCTTGGCGATATCGTCAAGCGCCTCAACGGCGACAGTGTCGAACTGCTGATCGATAGCGACACGCTGTCCGTGAAGTGCGGGCGGTCGAGATCCAAACTCGCCACGGTCGACGCCAACGATTACCCGTCGCTCAATGTCGGCGAGTTCACTGCCGAATTCGAGACGGACATCGCCGCTCTCGTCGCGCCGGTTGCCTATGCACAATCGGACGAGGAGACCCGGTACTACCTACGTGGCGCGTTCCTGCACCAGACCACCGAGGGGCTGGCAGTGGTAGCCACGGACGGCCATAAGCTGGCCAAGCGTCAGACCGACGTGTCGGTCGCTGTGCCCGCCAGCATTGTGCCCAAGAAGGCCATTGCCGCGCTGCCGAAGGGCGTAGCCACGGTCTCTCTGTCGCCGCGCACCATCCGCGTTGTTGCCGGCGACGTCGTGCTCACGTCGAAGCTCATCGATGGCACCTTCCCGGACTACCAGCGTGTCGTGCCGGTCGACAACCAGCTGTCGGTGCGGGTGGACAAGGTGCGGCTCACCAAGGCCACCGAGCTCGCCATGACGGTGTCGGACCAGCGTTCGCGTGCGGTGCGGCTAGACATCGCGCCCGGCGCCATCACGGTCACGGCTCGTGGTGCTGGCGGCGAAGCCGGCGAAGACATCGAGGCCGAGTACAGCGGCGAGCCGTTCAGCGTCGGCATCAACGGCACCTACCTCGTAGAGACGCTGGCGGCATTCGGCGCCGCCGAAGTCGAGATGCGGTTCGCCGATCCGGGCTCGCCGATCCTGTTCACCGCGGGCGGGGATCTGACCGCCGTCGCAATGCCGATGCGGGTCTAAGGGGGTATAGCATGGACGATCTGGAAGATTACAGCACCGAAGACCTGGTGCGCGAGCTGGCCTACAGGGGCCGCGAAGTCGTCCTCGACGCGCTCATCATGCTCAAGACCGGCCGCGTTGCCGACGGCATTGCCGCCTTGGAGAGCGAGTTCTTTCCGCGCTACGCCGATGAGGCGGAATGTCGGGCGGATTATGAGCTGGAGATGGGGCTGCAGCAGGCGAGAGCGGCGTGATGGTTTCGGCCGAGCGCCTCCGCGAGGTGTTAACGTTCGACCATAATAGTGGTCATTTTACTTGGCTTCCAAGACAAGGATCTGCAGCATTCAACGGAAGATATGCCGGTCGTCGCGCTGGGAGCCTCAACCAGATTGGCTATATCGAAATTAGAATTGACGGGAAGATATATTTAGCCCATCGGCTCGCACTGCTGTGGGATAACGGGAAATTCCCCGATGGAGAGGTTGATCATATAAATCATATCCGATCCGACAATAGGACAATCAACCTTCGTGAAGTAACGAAACGATTGAACGCTCAGAACAGGTCAATGCATCCAAAAAACACGAGCGGTCATGTCGGAGTTTATTGGGAAAGGCGACGCAATAAGTGGATGGCAAAAATCGTCGTATCTGGCAAGCAAATACACATTGGTTATTTTGATGCTCAGAGCGACGCTATAGAGGCCCGCCGTTCGGCAAGCGAAGCTTTCAATTTCCACAACAATCACGGCCTAGCGAGCGCCGCTTAATGGCCCCCATACCTAGGCCGACCACAAGCGCGACCGTTGAGGCAATATACCGCGCATATGAGGAGTCAAACTCCCATTATGACTCGCTCGGCATCAGCGTCGGCGAGATCGGTACCGAGTGCGACCGGGCGCTGTTCTATTCGCTCAGATGGGCTAGCCAGCCGGAAGAACTAACGGGCCAGAAGATATCGATCTTCCGCACTGGCGACATGTGGGAGGAGCGGCTCGTTGCCGACCTGCGCAGCATCGGGTGCGAGGTGTGGGGGCAGCAGGACCGTATCCGACTGGTGCACGGCTTCGTACGCGGCAAATGCGACGGCAAGGCTATTGGTGTGCCTGAAGCGCCATGCACCGAGCACCTATGTGAGTTCAAGAGTAGCAACGATAAGAACTTCAAGGAGATCGTCGCCAAGAAGTGCAAAGACGCCAAGCCGCTGCACTACGCACAGTGCCAAATTGGCATGCACATGTTCGGCCTATCACGTTGCCTGTACCTTGTCGTGAACAAGGACAACGACAAGCGTCATTCAGAGCGCATCCACTACGACGTCGATTATTGCCTGCGCACTCTGGCGCGCGCCGAACGCATCATCTTC